CGAACTCATCGAAGAGCCCGATGCCCACCTTCCTCGTCTTGTTCCCCTTGCGCCGCTCCTGGGTAAGACGCGTGCCAGCGTGGAACGCCTTGAGGCCCATGCCGGCGAAGGTGTACTCGCGAGAGACAGGTTCGGCCTTGGAGGGTCGAGCCCTGCCCGTAAGCGGGATCGCGACTGACTGCGCGCCCTGCCTGGGTTCCTTGGTGCCACCGCGTTCGAAGATGGAAAGGAGTAGACGCCTCTGGCTCTTCTGGTCCGCTGCCTGAGCTACAAAGACTTCCGAGAACGGGCGCTGTTGCTTGACAGAGGCGAACGGCTTGATCCTGGCCGCTACCCCGCCTGGGCGCTCGGGGGTGCCAAAGAAGAAGCGCGGGTTCCGAATAATGAACCGATCTCGCATGCTCGCGAACTCGGCCTGCTGAATGCGCTTGGCCGTGTTGTTGACCGCGTTGACGGTCGCATAGGCCAGGCGCTTCTCACCATTGCGCATGCGCAGGAGCAGCTGGGTGTTGTCGATCGCGACATCGATCCTCATGGGCGCCTCCCCTTGCGGGTAGCAATGGCCTGCATCTCGTCGCGGTGGGAGTAGATGGCATTCATGCTGAGCCGCCCTGAGGAGGCGGTGACGAGAGCCCGGGCGCGGTCCGGCCGTGGGGTTGTGCCGGCGAGCCAAGAGTAGACGGCTCCCGGCGTGACGGCCGTGTTGGGGTCACGGCCGAGCTCCTCGACAATAGAGGCTACTGTCATCCGGCTCACCCAGCGTCCGAACCGGGTGCGCCACCGAAGTTGTTCCCGTCGATACACGCAAGCTGCCCTCCTGGACCTCGCATGATCGATGGGGGAAGTCTCAGCAGGCGCTCGATTCCCTGACGCCCACGCCACGCATGGTACTCACAACTTCAACACGTCGGCAAGGGGTCAGACGCGGTCGGCTTCCCAGTCGTACTCAACGAGCGATGTGCGCCCGCCGCTGGCAACGGTCTGGATGGTGACTCTCAGGTGTGTGCTGAGTCGGCCGAGGCCGTTGTCGATCAGCTCCTGGACTTCGGTGTAGGCGAACGACGTTCCGGTGAGACCGGTCTCCGTGTGGATGAGGGTGCCCGTCTCGCCGTAGATCTTGAGGGTGTAGGTGGAGCCAGCCTCCATGTCCGAGGTGACGCCGGCGCTTGCGTAGCTCCAAGAGCCCAGTCGATTGCGGTGCGACCATGAGAGGGTGAGTGCGCCGGTAAACGTCGGAGGGAACACGTAGCTGTTCCACTTCACCGCGGTCGGCGCGTAGGGTCGCAGGGCGCGATTCGGGCTGGTGGACGTAACATCCACCTCAGGAGCGGACGCGAGCGCGATCTCATCCCGCTGGTTGTAGGCCTGGAACTTCACCCCGGTGACGCCAGCATTGAGATTCACCAGGGAGCTGCCGTAGCTCAAGAACCAGACGCGCGCCCCGGCGGCGTGCTGGACCGCCTTGGTGTCGATGCAGCCGCGGATGCAGTCCATGAGCCTGATGCTGCCGGAGTTGCGGACCAGATCGCGGAAGGCGATGAACTCCTCGCCGTTTGGACCCGAGAGCCACAGGAGATTGCGGCCAGCTCCACAGTCGGCGTCGGTGCACGCCTGTATTACGTCGGTGTCCGGCCCGTCGAGGATCTCGATCTCGTCGTCAGTCTCAATGATCGAAGCTGAAAGAAGGCCAGAGGGCGTGAAGACCGGCTGGTCGTCGGACTCGCCGTAGGTGTGATCGAGCATCTCGACATAGGTTCGGAAGCCCATGGTGACGCCCCCACCATGCGCGGCCGCTACGATGGCCCGCGGTGTCACGTCGGGGCCCGGTGACAGGCTCTGCACGTACGGCCAGGGCGCGCTGATGGCGATCTGGCCGACCAGCGCCGCGACGTCGCCGATGGGATCCTCCCATGCGCTGAGCGGCGGCGGACTGTAGGCCGTCCAGCCCACCCCGAAGATGTCTTGGGCGGCCTCGATGGCGATCTTCCCGGACTCCAGTCGGCCGGTTCCGATGCGCGCGACCCGGCAGATGAGGCCGCTGATGCCGAGCGGGGTCCAGTTCAGCTTGAATACCGTGCCCGGCCGGAAGGCCCATGCCACGCGGTCGGCCTCGCCGGTGAGGACTCCCAGCGGATAAGCGAGCGAAGCAAAGGCACGCGCGACAGCAGCCTGGGCACTGGCAGCGTTGGAGAATCCTCGATAGTTCAACTGTGCGATGGAGACTTCCCCGCCCTGTATGGCGATGGAGGCCAGGTCTTGGGCTTGAACCAAGCGTTCCTGGAAGTTCTCCGCGCGATCGATGTAGGCGACGCGGACGGTGTTCCGGGTCTCACTCCATGCTGGCCGGGAGAACGACGTGAGGTTGAAGTTGGTCTCGTCGAGCACGGGCAACGTGGCAGGGTCGTAGTCGAGCCGGACCAGCTTGATCGTCAGGAGGCCCGTGAGCGGCTCGATGTAGGGTACGGCGTCCACGTGGCGCATGATCTCGATTAGGAGGTCCTGGGCGCTCGTGGCTTGATCCTGGAGCATGCTCAGGCCCATGCCCTCGGTTGCCAGCGTCTGACTTACAGCTATGAGGGCGGGCAGGTCGATTAGGCCGGCACTGATCCCGAGCCCATTGTTCGAGGGCGCGCTGGTGATCAGGTCATAGATCATGTTCGCGGGGTTGGCGTCCCCGCTGATGTTCTCGTCTCCGCCGGTGAGAGCGAGGCCATTCGGGGTGCGGCGCAGAACGAAGCTGATCGAGGGGATGGGCAGCGACTGCCCAAACTCGAATCCACCCGACATCGTGCCCTTGAAGACGGCGTAGCAGACTCCACGATATGCGGGCACGGCTTCACCAACGACCGACTCGACGTAGGGCGATGGATCCTGGGTGGAGTTGCCCTTGAACACGGTCACCGTGCCCTGGATGCCGCCACCCTTCTTCTTTCCTCCGTAGAAGTCCGGAAGGTAGAAGACGAAGTTGATGGCGTTGGCCGTGACGGTCTTCAGTGATGGGATGGCCTCGACGTCGTTGAACCGGATCGCAACAACGTCGTCGATGGTTCCGGAGCACAGCACCATCTCGAGCCCGAGCGTGTACCTGTAGGCCACAGTGGTGGTGTCGGATCCAACGCCGGCCTCTCTGGCGCTCACCGCTCTGATGCCGAGGTCGCCGTACCAGGTGACGATGCCTCCCTTCTGCTCGAAGGTTCCACACCCCCATGGAAGAGGGCGGCCCGCGCCGACCGAGGGAAAGTCGAGATCGCTCACGCCACCAGGGTCGAGCGATTGGCCCTTCGCCTTCGGGGCAAGCAGGTTGTATGCGATCTGGGCCGCGATCCACACGCCGACCTTAAGTATGAAGCCCCACATCAGTCGATTCTCTTCACGAAGGGGTTTACGCCTGGAAGGCGCGACCAGCCAAGGAAGTTGTCGAGGTTGGCGAACTTGAAGCTGCAGCTCTCTTCAAGGTGATCGCAACCCCAGTAGGCCCAGCACTGATCGAGGGACGCGAGGCCCGGCATCGGAGACATAAGCGTGACGGTGTTCCCGACGTGGCTGACGATCATGCGCGTCTCTCCGGCCGGAGATACTAGGCGCCCGGCGTCGAACCAGCCGTCAGCCCGCACTGCGAAGTCGTTGGAGACGACCGTCGCCCCGGTCACGGTCGTGATCAGGACGGAATCGCGACTCGTGGACGGGCTCACCCCGCAGCCGGTGGAATACAGGACATGGTTGCAGGGGCCCTGGACCATGATCGTGGGCACCTGGCGCTCTAGCTTCTTCAGCAAGCCAGTGCAGATCAGGGTCGCTTCGGACCCCTCGAATCGCGCCCTGGAGACTTCACCGGTGAAGATGAAGTTCGCATCCGTCAGCAGTTCTCTGTGGGCCCTGATAATCTGCACAACGACCTGGTTGGACGGGAGCTCACCGATGAAGAGGGCGGCGACGGGATTGATGCGTGGGACCCTGACCTCGATGGTCGCCGCAACGTCCTCCTGCGAGAAGTCCTGCTCGGTGCGGCTGATCGTCTCAGGCTCGAAGGTGCCCATCGGGATGACGACTTGGCGGTCGGCCGAGGTGTAGTACCAGGAGAGACCGCCAGAGACGAACCGGAAGCACTCGACCGGCTTGCCCTGGTATCTGCTTTCCTCGAGGTCCGCAAAGGTCACAGCGGCGCCTCCATCGGCAGCTCCCGCACCTGGATTGTCGCTTGCGCGATCCCATTGGCCGGGTAGGATGCCTCCACGTGGTCGCTATCAAGCCGGCAGAGCTTGAGGAAGCTGATGACGGTCTGGTCCTGGTCGTAGGCCCGCACGGCGCCCGGCGCGAGCGTGAGCGTCTCCGTGGCGAAGTTGCCGGGATCAGTCGCGTCCGCGATGCGATAGCAATCCAAGGTGCCGATGCCGAGGTTCCAGAGGGCGACATGCCGGCGGGCGCCCGTGGTGCCGAACATGAGCCCCCGGTACCGAACCCAGTTGATCGTTACGACCGTCTCGAGTATCTCCAGGTCCTCGGCCAACGAGAGGTCCCACTGGTAGCTTGGCAGCCAGAATGGAACCGCGCGGCCGACGCGCGCATCGAGGAAGTCGCGCATCGCTGCGATCTCTTCACGACCGAAGGCGGTCCATGTGAACGGGCGCGCCGGAGCGGGAGCCGGCGAGTGCTGGTCGGGCGTGCGCTTTCCAAGCCCCGAGTCTAGAAGCACGAACTTTCGGTGGGAGGTCTCCTTGATGGGCCCAAGCCGGTTGTAGTTCAGGGCGAGCACGTCGTAACCGAGGTAGGTCATGGCCTGAATCCATCCACGCTGAAGGTGAGGGCTTGGCTGGCGATGACGAGGCTCTCCCACGTGAGATCCTCGTCGGCGGATAGGCGCCCAATGACCAACGGCAGCACGGTCGTCGCCGGAGCGACCCAGGTGTTACGCAGCCCGAGGCTGAGGACGATGCGATCGGCCTGCACCTCAGCGATGCGCTGGGCCTCCCAGTGGTAGGGATCCGTCCAGAGCAGGACGAGGCCGTCTACCTCGAAGGGGAGGTTGGTGGTGTCGCAGAACACCTCGACCGCGTCAGCGAGAGCGTTTGCAACGAGCGGGGTCTGGAACTGCCACCGGCCGACGCCGAAGGCACGCGCCTGATTGCCGTGAAGGATTGCGTTGGCCATCTGAGCATCGCGCAGCTCGTTCAGGAGCACGGAGTAGGTGATGGACCCCACCGGTACGGCGCGCAGCTGGATGCGCTGCTCGTCGCCCCTAAACGCCTCGATGATGTCCGTCAGGTAGCCGAACCGCTCGACGACCGGGTCGGCCATGTTGGGAGGGAACGGGAATGGGATCAGTCGAAACCCGAGCAGGTGGAGGTTCGTGCCAGCCTCATCCACGCCGACGAAGACCCACGTGACCAGGTTGTCGATGAGCGGGTCACCTTCGGCGGAGACCTCGACCACGTAGACCTGGGAGTCGGAGGCGGGGAACCAGACCGGCTGCCCCAGGGTGTCGATCACAGAGACCCCGGGCGGGCCCTCCACAGTGATCTCCTGGAGCTGCTTCGCGCGCGACATGAAGGCGTTCCAGACCTCGACCTCGAGGGTCTGCTCAGAGACCACCGCGCCGAGGTCACTCCGGCGAGGGATGATGTGGATGCGGTCCAGGATCGCGAGGTCTGCCGCATGACTCCAGACGGCATTGAAATCGTAGGCGTCCGGACGCGGGTCGGCGAGGGCTGCTGAGAGCGCCGTAGAGGCATCCGGCGAGATCGCGAAGCTTTCGGCTGATGGCAGTGGCAGGACGGCGTTCGCGAGGTTGTCAGAAGCGTCCGGCCCGGTTGGGAGGGCAAGTGGCCCCGGAGCCAGGATTGCGATCGACACCTAAGCCGCCTTCCGCACCGCGAAGTAGGGAAACAGCATGTAGTCGAGCCCGCCGATCTGCTTGATCTCGCCGGCCGCGTACCCGCTCCCCACGGCCTCGCACCAGAATACGTTCGGCGGGTAACCGAGAGGGGCGTATCGGGCTCCAGGGTCGGTGAGTATGAAGGCGTGGAGCGGAAGAAGTAGGGCGTCAGCGAAGGCGGCTTGATTGGTACGACCGATCAGATAGTTGTAGTTCGGGTGGCCCTTGTCTACTGCCGCCATGCCAGCATAATTGAGCGGGTTCACCATGAACCGCCCGGTGTAGCCGAATGTCGAGGTGGATTCGTTGCCGTTTCCTACCCATCGCCCTGAGAACGTCGCGGCGTCCACCCGCACGAAGCCGGTGGCATTGACGTAGTAGTTTACGACGGTCCCATTCGTGAACGGCGCGTAGGAGGTCAAGTTGATCCCGCGAGACGCGGTGGGATTGGGGTCTGTGTTCTGGTAGGCGGATGAGCTTGCAAAGAAGTACGGGAAATCTTCGGGCACCCCCATGTCCACGAGCCGAAGCCCCCACCCCATGTGGACGAAGATGCCGGGGGACCGCTCGACGACGATGATGATGTTGTCGAGGCCGTCGTCGAAGAAGTGATAGGCGGCGACGGATCCGCTGGGCAGGTTCATGCCGCAACCGGACGTGGATGTGTCGACGCGCGTCGGCCGGCCATCCTGAGTGTGCCAACCGCCGGCTCCGGCGAACCCGGTTCCTAGATACAACCCGATGCCATAGCCGGCCGCTTTGTCCCAGTAGCCAGACGTGGCTTTCGGCCAGAGGCTTTCGTTCATTGCGGCCCTGAAATTCACATAGACGGCGCCCTTGTGGAGATGGGCCCTCCACCCGCTGCCCTCTGCTCCGCTGGCATCTTCGGTCCACCCCTGGGCCACTAGCCACGTCACGATGGCCTGGAGCAGGTTCGTAGGCGAGGAGCTGATGCCGGTCTGGTAGCTCGCGGGCATGGTTCAGTCCAGGGCGACGGCTAGGAAGTCGTCGCGGTCGGTTCGGGTGATGTTATGGAGCGCCATCCAATCGATAGCCCCCTTGCGCATGAGCGTCTCCGCAGTGAGCCCCTGACCGGACACGGCGGCAATCCCCCGGAGTTGGCCAATCGTGTTTGGAGCCGAGGCGTTCAACATGACAGGCCAGAGCGCGTAGGAACCGTCTAGGTTGACGTCGAGGAGGTTCATCCCGCAGACGTAGGGCCAAATCAGATTTGAATAGGCACCCGGTGCATTGATAGCGTCATTGCTTGTGGCCCGGAAGGGGATCCACGTTCCATCGAGGTTGCGTGCACGGAGTTGAGAGTCCTCCGGTTTGAGGTTCGGCGGTGTGTTGGACATAGTATCCGCATGGGTCGGCATCCGATGCTTGTCGCTTGTTTCGCTCCACCGATATAGCGTGCTCGACAACGCGATGGGGGTCTCACCAAGGGCGAGCGTCCCACCCACCGCGAGCGGATAGGGCCATTGTTCGGGTGAGAAGTAGGGGTCCAGGAGGCCCAGGTAGGCCATCTCGTATTGGGTGTTGATCTTGGCAATCACGATCACTCGCCGGCCGTCCGCGATGAACCAGTAGGGAATCGTAGCGTTCCATAGTGGAAGAAATAGTTGTCCTTGTGCCCCCGGCTGAAGCCTCAGATGGGAAGCAGCGACAAACCCGTCAAACCCGAACAGCTCCAAGTCGAAGTAGTCTGCGTCCGCTCGCTCGAAGGGGTGTGCCCCCACGAAGATTTCGCTGTCCCCGTCGTTACCCGGGGCCTTCCAGAGCATCTGCCCAGTGGCAACGTCCACGCCGTCGGCACGGCGCAGCCGGATGACTGAGAGGGACACGTCCGTGCCCTGCAGTGACGTAATGTGGAGTCGATAGCGCGTGGCCGCGACAGGCGACGCGATGGCGAATGAACTAACCACGCCGGTGACCCCGGCGAAGTTGGTTCGGGTGTCGAGGGTGACCCACGCGGAACCGTTCCAATAGTCAAAGGTGAAGTTCTTCGGACTTAGCCAGTTGACAAACTCAGCAAGCTCATAAGCGACAATCGTTTCCTCTTGGTACAGAGTGATTTCGACGTCCTGAGGAAGAGTCGCGGTGGTGAACAGGCGCCAGTAGTCGGTCTCGACTCCATCGAGCTTGCCGTCGACAAGATTCTGAGCCGCGTAGGTGCCGGTGTTCTGCTGGGTCGCCAGCACCTTCGACCCCAGGGATCGCCGGAGCGTCGTCCACTTCGGAGCGGTCGAGAGCGTGAAGGCGTCCCCGGAGACGAATGCGGTCCCGCCGGCGGTCAACGTAAAGGCGAGCTTCGCGTGCGAGAACGGCGTCCCGACCGTCGCCGGACCGATGCTCCCCGACACTGAACCGACGACGGTGAAGTTGGTGGCGGACGTCGCGGTGATCGTGAACGTCTCAGCGATCGAGTCCGCGCCGCCCTTGTAGGCGGTGAGGGTGCCGTCGCCGGTCCCTGCGTAGGCGAGGCCGTAGGCGCTGCCCGTGGCCGTCAGGAAGGTATCCAGGCGGTCCAGTAGGTCGACGAAGTTGGTGGCGGTACCGATCTCGAACATGGTCAGCGCCCCAAGGCCGCCTGGTAGGCGCGGCGGTTGTTACTGGCGTTCTTGATCTGGATCCTCTGTCCGGCAGGCGACTCGAGGTAGCGAGCGATCAGGCCCTCGGCCAGCTCCACCGTGAGCGTTCCGTTGCTCGGCGCCGCAGCTGCTGCCGAGGCCCCGTCGACGAGTCCCCCGCCGGCGAAATGCGCGATCGGCGGTGACATGAGCGCGGGGGTATACATGAGCGCTCGCGATCCCCTGCGGTTGAGCTGCTCGAGGTGGCTCAGGACCCCCGGCTGGTGAACGGCGGCGGCACGGACGATGAACTCGCCCCGTGACACCAGGGCCAGGTTGGAGTCCGAGGTCCCGGTGCCCTGGCCGCCGAGAAGACCACCGTCAGCCTTCTTGGCGACCTTCACCTCTCCGCCGGCAGAGAATGAGCTGAGGATCGTCTTCATGACCTGAGCAGCGACGGCCTCGGATGCCATCCGGCGTAGGCTGGCGATGACCGAAGCTATCGCTGCGCGAACCCCGGCTTTCCAGTTCTTGGCACTCTGCAAGCCATTGTCGAAGAAGTCGGTGAGCGCCCCGTAGGAAGCATCGATCGCAGTGCTCTTGAGCCGCGACAGGAAGTCGGTCGCACCCTGGGCGGCAACTCCTATGTCGCTGACGGCCGCGGCGAACGCCTTAGCCTGGGCAATCGCTTCGGGGTTACCCGCTGCTTGAGCAGCCGCGAGAAGGCGTGTGGCGAGATCCTGGAGCGTCTTCAGGCGGCCCGTCTCGAGGGCGAGGATCTGCTGCTCGGCCTCGAACTGGGAGATGAGCCCCGCGTCGGCCTGAACCTGGATGTCGGCGCGTTTGGCCGCCAGGTCATCAAGGGCTGCTTCCGCCGACGACCGCACGTCGTTGAAGTGAGCCATCGCGGTAAGGGAATCCCTCAGAGAATCAACCTTCGCCTTTCGCTGTGCATCCGAAAGCCCTCCCATCGTGCGGTACAGCTTGTCGGCTGCGGCGACCTCTGCCTCGATACCGAGCAGGGCGGCCTCATAGGTGCGGCCCTGAGACTCCAGCATTCGCTGGTCCATGCTCAGCCGTTCCTTGGCCAATTCACGGACGGCCCGCGTCTCTTCGAGCGTCAGGCTTGCGAGCTGGTCCTGTTGCTCCAGCCGCAGCTTGGCGATCTCAGTGTCGATCTTGGCCGCCTCGCTCCCCTGCTTCTCGACGTCCGGCTCCGCGGAGAGCAGCGCGCGCTTCTTCAAGAGGAGCGCGACTTCCTGGTCTGTCTCCTGGGCAGCGATCTCGCGCCGGCTACGGTAGTACTCGCGGACGCTGGTGAGCCCCTCCTCGAAGCTGCGCTTCTCGGCGTTGTTGCGGAGCTTGGACTGGAGCCGGACCATCGCTAGCTCGTTGTCGAGAACGGCCCGGGACGCCTCCGCGCGCCGGCGGACCAGCTCGGCTGGATCGGTCTCGTCGGCCGTGCCATCCTCGGTGTCCTTAGCTTTCGGTTTGGTCGGTGCGGAGATCACCAACTCGAAGCGGCCAGTGAGCCGATCCATCAGAGCGCTTCCCTCTTGGGCCATCGTTACCTGGGCTGCCCGGATGTAGCCCTTCGCCTCGTCGACGCGACCGCGCATCAGCGCCATCGATGCGCGCACACCGGCGTCGAGCTGGATGAACAGCGAGGCGATCGCGGACCCCACCAAGTCGAACGCTGAGGACACGATGCCGACGACGAACTTCAGAACGAGGCCCACGCCTTCCCCGAAGCCCTTCCACGCGTCGTTCGTCTGCGAGAGATCGCCGCTCATGATCTGGAGCGCCTGGCTAATCTGAGGCCCGACCCCCGTGGCAAACTGGATCCCGAGCCCCTGGGCCTGAAGCCTGAGTAGGTCGATGTCATCCCCGAGCTGATCCGCTGCCGCGGCCATGTCGGTGTCGATGAGGACGCCGAGTTCGCGGGCACGCTCGATCAGGCGCCCAAGACCTTCCTCCGCGAGCTGGTCCATGAGCGGGATGAGGTCCGCCCCCGACCTGCCGAATAGATCCTGGGCGGTCTTCGACTTCTGGTAGCCCGCACCCATCTTCGACAGAGCCTGAGACACCAGTTCGAACCGCTCGGCCGCGTCCTTGCCCTTGAAGCTGTTGACGGACAGGCCCAGGTTCTTGAACGTAGCCGCGGCCTGAGGATTCCCTTCAGCTGCTTCCGCCACCCGCTTGTTCAGCAGCACCAGGCCTTGCGTCAGCTTCTGGTTCTCGACATCGTTCAGGCGGGCAGCGAGCGACAGTGCGGAGAGGTTCTCGGTGGAGGCCCCGACCTTCTGCGCGAGCTTGCCCGCCTGGTCCGCAGCCTCGGCCGAGCCCTTCACCCAGCTGGTGAAGGCGCCTACGGAGAGGGCGACTCCCATCCCGGCGAGCAGGTTCTTCGTGTTGCCGAGAACCCCATTCAGACCCAGGAATCCCTTGGACTGCTTGGCAGCAACCTTCGAGGACTCGGCCTGGATCTTCTGGAGGGCGCCCACGACCTCGGCGACACCTTCCGCCGAGAGCCGTACGCGGACATCAGGGGTCGTCACGGTCGAGCCCCTTCCTCAGGATGGCCGGGATAGACGGCGGTCGGGCGCGCTGGCTCTTGGCGGCATGCGGCGCCACGATCGTCCAGAGCAGGAGCTGGTGGCGGTAGTCTTCAAGAGCCATGGTCTGCATGCGTCTCCGATAGGCGTACAGTGCTTCGCGCAAGGGCCACCGGAGAACACGCTGCGCGCGATCGTGGTCTCCGCCGGCGAGCTCCGCGACTAGCTCGGTCCAGCCCCCATAGCGGCCGGGTCTGACGTCGTCGCGGGATGCCTCGTTGGATCGAAGGACGTCGCGGAAGTCCTCAAGGAGCGCATCCCGAAGGGAAAAAAAGCGATGAGGAGGGAGAGGACGAGGCTCCGGACCTGAGCCTTGTCCTCCGGAGAACGCAAGGAGCCGAGGAAGTGGGCGGATTCCCGGGCGAGGTCCGGCGTCCAGGACTCCCCCGGCTCCTTGTCACCCGCGTCGACGGGTTCGGGAACGATCAGGCAGGAGAGCAGATGGAGCACCTGCTCTTTCTCCAGGACCTTCCGAAGGAGGCGGTCGGCGTAGGCTCCGGCTTCCTCCCCCTCCAGCATGTGAAAGTCGTTGAGCCCGGCCTGCTCGCAGAGAGCGTCGAAGCGGAAGTCGTGTTCGACCGTGCTTCCGCCGATGGGGACGAAAGCACGGCCGCCGAGAACGTATCTCTCGGCCATTACGCCTCCCGGTACACGGTCTCGCCGAAGGGCGCGCTCGCGTGATTGGCGGAGTCGTCCTCGACGTAGCCTTCGAGCGTGTACTCGGCGTACTGATCGGAGATGAACCCGATCGCGCCGGACGAGCGCAGCGTGACACGCCAGAGCGTGTGTTCCATCTGGGGTCCGCGCGCGTTGTCCGGGATGAAGAGGATGCTTCCGCGCTTCACGCCCTCGGCCCCCAGGTTGACCTTGGGGTAGCTGGTGATCGCGGCGTAGGAGTAGTCGACGAGGAGGTCAGTGCCGTTGGCGATGGTGCCGCCAGGTACGATGTAGATCATCCCAGTCTCGGCGTCGACGGTGTAGTCGGTGGTGACGGTGTAGGTGGTGGGAGTGGCGTCGGTCACCACGACGCTGCTGACCTTCCGCTTCGCGAGGCGATAGGACCGGTCCTGCAGGACGTCGTTGACGGCCTCGTCCGCGACCGTGCTCGCCGACTGCGTGATCGCGGTGCCGGCCGTTCCGAAGAGCGCCAGACCGAGCAGCTCCTTGTTGAAGTGGTCGGCCGTGATCTTCAGCCCGATCTCGGACCGGAGCACGTCGGAGGCCATGAGCTTGGCAGCCGCCGTGGTGCTGCCGTACTTCTTGATCTCCTCCTGGGTCGGCGTCATCTCGAATGCCGGCGTGTTGCCCAGGAAGAGGTACCCCGTGGGGACGTTCAGAGCGGTCCACGGGTTGAAGTAGACCTTGCCCCGGCCGAGCAGTACTTTGGTTCCGTCAATCGCGTTGCCCATCGTTTCCTCCTGATGGCCCTACGCGGCCACCTCCGGATCGCTGGTCCGGGACTGGTACTCGAACTGAAATGCCATCGTCGCGCGGCAGAAGGAGGTCTCCTTCCGCTCGTATTCGAACGTCGTGCCGAGCTCGTCGCCCGCCTGATTCGTCAGCCCGCTGAAGGTGCCCGCAGCCACCAGCGCCTTCGAGGCCCAGGCGAGGATCGGATCCGCGGCCTTGTCGGGCGTGGTCGTTGTCGCGGCCTTGGTGAGCGCCTCGATGTTGAGCAAGAGTCGGCGTCTCACCACGGCGCCCCGCTGGGCGGCCCGCTTCGATTCGTCGTGCTGCGGCTCCACCTTCTCGATCGCCTGGTAGACCGTGAACGCGGGGAGCTGGTCCTCGGTGGGCGAGTCGATGCGAGTGCGGACCGGCGCCGGCACTCCGCTCGGGCGCCCGGTCGTGAGCGCCGTGACAGCGGCCGCGACGATCTGCTCTCGAATCGTGCTCATGGCTTCCTCAGAAGGACACGGGTCATCGCCCCATCTCCGTAGACCAGAACCTCACGAACCACGTAGGCCGTTCCTCCGACCGTGATCGAGGCCCCGGACACGAGTCCTGAGAGCGTGCCGCTCTGCACATGCACGGACTCCTCAACCCCGACCGGCCCCGGCATGTCGCCACCCAGGATCTCGACGGCCTCGCGGTCGCGGAGCCCCGTCACCGTGGACGCTCCGATCGTCACGGTGACGGTGCCACCTGCTGCTGCGAGATCCGCAAGGATCGCTGCGATGTCGTCCGCGCCGAAGCTCATGACGGATCAGGAGTACTTCTTGATGCCGATGAACGCGACGCCGTAGGGGAACGTCGGGGTGCTCGTTCCGCCCAGGGTGCCGATCACCTTGATGTACTTGTTCACCTTGTTGAGGTCGAGCACCAGCGTCTGGACCCCGGCGGTGTCGGTCACCTGGGTGAACGCGGCACCCGTGACGTCGGTGTAGGATCCGCCCGAGGTGGCGCAGTGCTGGATCTTGACGTCCAAGGTCGGACTCGAGCCGGCCGTGGCGGCGCCGGCGGAGAGGACCACTCGCGCGAGCCCCTCGTAGTCGGTGACGTCGAAGGCGGTCCCCGTCAGGGTGGAGGTGCGGGAAAGCACCGCCTCGAGCTGAGTGGTAACCACCTTGGCGAGCGCGTTGATGAATGCGGTCACGGTCGATCCTCCTTCCGCTGTTACCCGCCGGTCTCTGGCCGGGAGTGCAGCAGCCGTTCTGAAACTACTTGCCCTTGCCCTTCGACCCCTTGCCCTTCATCACCTCGGTCTCGTCGTCGGGAGCGGGAGATTCGGCCGAGGCCTCCTCAGTGACGGGCGCAACGAACCCCTGGGCGATCTTGACCCTGGCCTCGTAGGCCGTGATGTCCTGGCCGATGACCAGGACCGTGCCCACCTCGAGATCGATCCCGCCGCCCTTGCAGTAGGCCGAGATCACCTGGACCTTGCTCAACGTCATCTCCGTCTCCTCCAGCAACCGCGATCCCCGGGGGGGCGGGAGGGACCAGGTGCACCCGGCCCCTCCCTTCTCGGGGTGTTCGGGGTGCCTAGCTGATGGTGGCCCCGGTCGCCTTCACGAAGGACTCGCCGTGACGGAGCACGACGTCGCCCATCTGGAAGGAGGTGACCACGATGAGGCCCTTGCCGGCCTGGGTGTACGGGTCGACGACCAGCTCCATCGCGTCCCACAGGCCGATGAGCAGATCGTTCCAGTCGCCGAAGATGAGCCCGTGCTTCGTGCTCGCCTCAAGCGTCTTCGAGACCTGGCTGGTGCTGACAGCCCGGTAGCCGGCCATGAAGCCGTCCGCGATGGGACCGGTCCAGATCATCTTCGAACCGGCCGCGCTCGCCTCGAGCGTGCACATCATGAGCGACGCCATGAGCGGCGTGGTCATGTAGCCGGGGCTGACGAGACGGACGTTCTTGTCCGCCGCGAGCCCCTGCATGCCCACGATCTTGGCGTGGGTGGGGACACCACCCATGGCCTGGGGCTGAACGTCGGGGGCGGTGTAAATGCCGGTCGGCTCGCCGTTGACCCCGCTGCCGTGCAGGCCAGCCAGGTCGATGGCCAGCGCGTGACCCATCGCCAGCTCATCCCGGACCATCGCCTCGACGTCGATCGAGGACTGGGCCAGGAGCTGCCGCGAGTAGCTCGTCGCGCCCTGCATGGTCTTCGGGGTGAGGAAGACCTGGCCGGTGGCGACGTCGCTCTTGGTGACGTCGGCGGCCGGGTTCTCCCCGACCCAGTAGACCGTCATCCCGGCGGTCTTCTTCGGGAAGGTCAGCGGCCCGGTGAGACCGGTCAGGAGACGGGCGCCCATCTGGACGACCATGGCTCGCGCGCGCAGCAGATCGATCAGCTCGCCCGGCGAGTCCTGAACGAACTCGGCTCCGGCGCCGGCGGTCTTGGAGTCGAGCGCGCGGGTGCCGAGGCGCATGGGGACGAGGATCCCGCCTCGACTCTGGTAGTTCGCCGGCAGGCCGCGGGCGAGCTCCTTGTGCAGCTCGCCTTCGAGCCCGTCGAATCCGGAGCGCTCGCCCTTGGCGGCCTCGGTCGACATGCGCAGCGCGCGCGTGTAGGAGTACCTCGCCAGGTCCTTGTCCGGCATGCCGGTGCGCTCGGCCGCGGGCTGGCCGGTGCCCGCGGTCTTGCGGGCCTTCACGATCTCGTACCCCACCTGCTGCGGAGTCAGGCCCTGGCCGATCCACTCGGAGGCGCGCTCGCTCAGGTTGTTGTTCTGGCAGATGGCCAAGATCTCCTGGACCTCGGCGTTGCGGTCGCGCTTGGGCTCGGGTGCGGAGGCCGGCGGGGGCTGGACCTCGACAGCGCTACGGGCGCCATTGGGCTGGGGGGTGGTTTCGGGCTCGGGCACCATGGTTCGCTCCTCCTGTGGGACGGCCTGGCCGTCCGATTCGATCTCGACTTCGAACTCCTCGCGGTTGTCTCCGCGCTCGAGGCCGACCGAGACATCGGCGGCCAGTGGCAAGATGTGGACTTCGACCGGCATCCATCGGGTGGCGTTCCAGGTGTCAGGCTTTCCGCCTTCTCCCTTCACGACCTTCGCCTTCATGACCCGGTAGCCGAGGGAGACCTGGGTGCGGATACGATCCTGCACGTCCCCCTCAACCTCCTGGCCCTTGGCGCTGCGCGAGAACCGGACGTCGCCCTTGAGCTTCCCGCCCTCGATGCGACCGTTCTCGAAGATCCCGACCTGGGTTCCCCAGTGGCCACCGATCTGATCGGCTGCCATGACGGAGAGCCCGCCCTTCAGGTAGCGCTTGTCGATCGCTCCTTCGTCGTGGCTCAGAACTTCCATTCCGAACCAGCGTTCGATGGCGACCTCGCTCGATACGCTGAAGGTGTACTTCCGCTGATCGCCTTCGGCCCTGCCTTCCGGCGGGAGCTCCGGGCCTTCGAAGGCTCGGTGCAGCATCGGCAGTTTGCGCGGATCGGGCATCGCTGAGTTCTCCTTCGCGGTGATTCTTGCGGCTCACACCGAGGCCCGCTCAAGTCCAATCTAATTAGACTTGGAATCCCGCGTGGAGCGGTGCCACCGTGACGCGCATGAGCAACCTCGATCTCACCGCTCTGCCCGACTCTTTTCCCGCCGGCACGACCGTCATCTACACCAAGTCGTTCACGAACTTCTCGCCCACCGAATGGACGCTGAAGCTCTATTTGGCAGGACCGGACACGCTGAACGTGACTGCTGTCGCTTCCGGCGAGAGCTACGTGGTAACGATCCCGGCAACTTCAACGGCGGCTTCGCCGGCTGGTTCGTATCACTGGGTCGAGCGCGTCGAGAAGACGGGCGTTGTCTGTGATCTCGCCTCCGGACTCGTGATCCTCACCCCGAATCTGGCGACGGCCACCGACGGATCGCTCCAGGACTGGGCTGAGAAGGTGCTGCCCCTTGTCGAGGCGGCGATCGCGGGACGGATCCCGGCCGGGATGGAGAGCTATCAGATCGCTGGGCGGGCGGTGGCCAAGATCCCCATCCGCGAGCTCATGGCGCTGCGCGGCCAGCTCAAGAGCATGGTCGCCCAGGGCCAGAGCCGCACCCGCATCTCCCGTCCCATCCACATCAAGTTCCCCCAGACAGGGGCGTGACCCATGAAGCGACCGTTCCGGACCAGGATGACTCGCGCTTGGCGCGAGCTGCAGGGCAAGCGCTCCTCCGACTACAAGGGCGCCGAGATGAACCGCCTCCTTCTCGACTGGGTGGCGCAGTCGCTCACCCCCGACGAGGAGATCCGCGGATCGGTGCGCAAGCTGCGCGCCCGCGCGCGCGAGCTCTCCCGCAACGAGGGCTACGCCAAGCAGTATCTCCGGCTCCTCACCACCAACGTGATCGGGCCCCATGGGTTCCGGATGCAGGCCCAGGTGATGAAGGGCGATGTCTTCGACCGGGAAACGAACACCGCGATCGAGCGCGCCTGGCTCCGCTGGTCTGAGGGACGGGTCACGGTGGACGGAACCCTCACGCTACGTCGGCTTCAGAAGGTGTTGCTGCGCTCGGTTGCCCGCGACGGCGAGGTCTTCGTCCGGCGCTGGCTCTCGTTCGACGGGAACCCCTTCGGCTATGCGCTCCAGGCGATCGACGCCGACATGCTCGATGAAAACCTCAACCGCGCCCGCGGCAATGGCGTGAACGAGATTCGGATGGGCGTCGAGGTGGACGGCGTCGGCCGGCCCCTCGGCTACTGGTTCTTCAAGAACCCCGAGGATCGGGTGCTCAACACCGGGACCGCCGGCCGGATCTTCGTGACTGCCACTGAGGTCCTCCACCTCTACGATGCCGACCGCCCAAATCAGACCCGCGGCGTGACGTGGCTTCATCCGATCATGGTCCCGATGAAGATGCTCGGGGGGTACGAGGAGGCGGAGCTGGTCGCCGCCCGCACCGCGGCGGCGAAGATGGGCTTCATCCAGTCCCCCGACGGAGTCGGCGACCCCGGCGACATGAACGAGCCGGCCGAGATGGAGGCGGCCCCCGGCACCATGGAGCGCCTGCAGGCCGGCGAGACGTTCCAGCCCTGGGACCCCCAGCACCCGACCACGGCCTTCCCCATCTTCGTAAAGTCCCTGCTTCGCAAGATCTCCGCCGGCCTGGGCGTCTCCTACAACGCCCTCGCTAACGATCTCGAGGGAGTCAACTACTCCTCGATGCGCTCCGGCCTTCTCATCGAGCGCGACCACTGGAAGGACGTTCAGGTCGACTGGATCGAGGACTTCCTGCAGCCCGTCTTCGAGGACTGGTTGAACATGGCGCTCCTCACCGGGGCGCTCGTCCTCGACTCGATGGATGCGACCCGATATGCCAACGAGGTGGTTTGGAAGCCCCGCGGCTGGCAGTGGGTGGATCCGGCGAAGGACATCGCTGCGATCGAGAAGAGCATCGAGCTCGGACTCACCTCGCGAACCAAGGCCTGCGCCGAGTCGGGCGACGACTACGAGGAGAACCTGCTCAACCTCGAGCGCGAGGAGCGCATGGCCAAGGAGAAGGGGATCTCGATCCAGGGCAAGCCTACCACCGCGCCCCTTCAACCGCCCCCCGGAGATCCGGAGGACGACGACGATTCCGAAGAGAGCCAGCGGACCCTGCTGGCTGGGAGGTTCCGCCAATGATGAAGCTCAGCAGGATGCTCATGTTCCTTGCCCTCGTCGTGCTCGCAGTGCTCGCCATGGGGAACATCGATCCCACGACCACGCGGTTCGACGACGCCCGCGAGGGCTCCTACGGCGTCACGGTCGACCTCGAGGCCGACGCCGACACTGTCCTCTGGATTGGCTTCAAGTGCTGGACCGGGACGGTGACCCGCATGAACGTCGACGTCATCGTGGAGCCGCTCACGATCAGCACCCGCCAGATCGTGGACGGGCCCACCTGGCAGACCGGCCGAAGTGTGGCCAACCCGCGTTCCGGCTCATCGCTCTACGATTGGGGCCCCGACACGCTCACGACGACCAACCCCATCCACGAGTTCTGCTGCGACGGCCTCATCGGATACCGGATCACCGCGATCGACACGACCGGCTACGTGAAGGTGTACGCGACGGGAGGGCGGCCGTAATGAGACGGCGCTGCCTCAGCCTCCTGCTCGCTCTGCTCTCCGCCTTCCTCGCCCTTCCAGCCAGCGCGGCCGAGTGGTACGACGGCGCGTGGACGCAGCGGGTCAAGATCACAGTGCAAGCGTCCAAGGTGCCGGGCCCGAGCAACCTCACCGACTTCCCCGTGTTCGTCGATCTTCGGCACGTCTGGGGGTATTCATCGTGGGCGGCACTCGGGATGCAGACGGATGGCGGCGACATCGTGGTAACCGATTCGACGGGGGCTACGGAGCTCTCCCGCGAGCTTGTGTCGTTCAACAGGGCGACGCCGAAGGGGGTCCTGTACTTCAAGGCCCCAGTCCTGAAACACGCCACGAACACTGAGTTCTACGTCTACTGGGGCAACGCAGCCTCGGACAAGAAAAACTCCGCGGCGGTGTGGTCGAGCAACTTCCAGATCATCGCGCACTGTGCGGGCGATTCCTCCTCAGTCAACGGGTACACAGCCACCCAGTCAAGCGTTGGGACGACGGACACGACTTCGAACGGTTCTCCGGCGTGGTCCTACGTGAAAGCCACCCCGAGCAAATCGGTGTGGAACAACAGCGCGATCAGCGGTAACACCTGGACGTTGACCGCGTGGCTCAAGTCGTCCGACACGACCGTGAACCTCATCCCCATCGGCCTGGCTACAACCTACAACGGACTGATTACAGCAGCTCCAGCCGGCGTCCAGACGCTCTCCCACTATGACGGAACGGGCAGGCGAGTACTCGAGCCGCCGGTGCGTGACGGTAGCTGGCATCGCATCGCAGTTGTGGCGCGAGACGCTGCCGCTGACTCGACCTACGGGATTGTGGATGGCGTGCGGACCACGACGAATCCAGTGTCCTGGACCCCCTACAGCATCGCGGCGAATATTCGGTTCGGCATCAACATCACCGACCAGTCGGGGCAAGCGTGGACCGGGGCACTGAGCGAGGTCCACATCGCCAACGTCGAGCGATCGCAAGCCTGGTTGGTGGCCGATGCGAACAACTTCACCTCACCCTCCACGTTCTATGCCGTCGGGGCGGAGGAGATCTGTGGGGCTGCCCCGGACATCGTCTTGCCCGCCACGATCTATGCCGTCGTCGGCCGAGCCATGAGCATCAGGTATAACCAGCTTCTGCCGCAGATACCCTGCAACGACCGCCTCGTCTACTCCTGCGCCAGCGATAGCGGAACGGTAGACGCGGCAGGGTTCCACTTCACCCCGGCCGGCGTCGGCAACTCCACGGTCATCATCAGCGTGGCTGATGCGCTCAACGACACGACCGTCATCGACACAGTGACGGTAACCGCGGTCGCCCCGGATGGCGGGACGGGCACAAAAGGGGCGCTCTTTGTCGGCGACTCGGTGATGGCCAAGATCCCGGGCGCGCAGCCCGACAGCACCTACATCCCCAGCTACAACAATCTCTACTTCACGGCGGACGGCGGTGCGAATCTCCGCTTCATCGGAAGCCAGGGCGAGACACCGATCTTCCACGAGGGCCGCGGTGGGTGGACCTGGGCCAGCTTCACAACGTCGCAAGTCCTGAATCCCTTCTGGATCGGTGGGCAAGTAGACTTTCAGAGCTACATTGCAGACTCGTCCCTGACCGGCCCCATCGAATACTGCGTGGTTCACCTCGGCGGGAATGACATGTACGGCCAGACGGCCGTCGTGGATGCAACCTTCCTCGCCACGCTGACTGGACGCGTTGACGCCTTCTGCGATGCCATGCTCTCTCCGGTCACAGGCTACCCCGACTGCAAGATCGTGTTGGTCCTGCCGTCTCTGGGCAACGCAGACACCCTCGCGTGGCGCGACAACTATCCCGACAATTACTACTGGGCAGAGCTGGAGCAAAACTACTCCATCTACGGCAAGACGCTGCGCGACCGCTACGATGGTGGCGCCTACCACGCGAACGTCTCCGTCTGCGCAGCTGGGGTCTTCGTGGATCGTGACGCTGATTATCCGCCCGACGACTACTTCCACCCGCTGCGGGCCGGGTACATCCATTTGGCGGACGCGATCTACGCGCACCTTCGCGCACTGATCAGCCTCGGCGCATCACCTGGATCTACTCAACCTTTTGGCATTCACGGATCGAAGCGCGGCCTCGGTCTTCGCTCAGCCGACGGACGGTTGGGTATCAGACACTGACGGAAGGGAACACGGATGACCGCACCGAACGACGGAAGTGGTGAGAGGCCGATCGGCAACGGCTGGACCTCTGCCCAGGAATGGGTGAAGCGCGAACTGGACACCCTGTCCGATGGGCAGACCGCACTCAACACGAAGATGGATCGCAGCCACGCGGAACTCGGCGCCAAGATCGACCGGCTTATCTGGTGGATGCTATCGCAAACGGTCGTCGTCGTGCTGGCCGTGTTCGTCGAGCTGATGCGGAGACACATGTGAGCATCGAGCGCGTGACCGAGCGCGTACTGACGGGACTCATCGAAGAGGCACGGCAACCTGCTCTCATGCTCATCGCGTGCGCCGCAGACCAAGGCGCCGCGTTGCGAGTCACCCGCACCTTCGATACCTGGGCAACCCAGGCGGCCTACTACGCCCAGGGTCGTCAGCCTCTCGACCAGGTCAACGCGCTGCGCGCCGGCGTTGGGCTCCCCCCCATCACCGCGAAGCAGAACGACTACACGATTTCGGATGCGCGACCAGGTCGCAGCTGGCACAACTGGTGTCGCGCTCTCGACGTCGTCCCCGTCGACGAAGCCACGTCCCCCGACTTCCGGGATCCGGATAACCCACTCTGGAGCGCCCCCTACTGGGTGGCCATCGGCGAACTCGGAGAGGCACTGGGCTTCGAGTGGGGCGGTCGATGGGGCGACAACCCCCACTTTCAATGGACCCGCGGCGCAACCCTCGCTGGCTTGCTCGCGCAGTTTCCGCAGGGGATCCGCATATGAGAACGCTGGTCGCAAGCGGTGGCGCGTTCAAGGGCGCCGTGCAGGTTGGGATGATCGATGGCCTCTGCGGGCTCGAGTGGCTCAAGCAGCGCAACGCGGCAGGCCCCATCCCCGGATCCTGGGTGCTTCCCTGGCAGCTCTACCTCGGCGTCTCGACCGGCAGCCTCCAGGCCTCTATTGCCGCGTGCGGCCGCTACTCCGATGTGGAGAAGCTCAAGGCTCGCTGGTCTGGCCTAAAGGGGATCGGCGACATCATGAAGATGCGTAGCTGGGGCTGGCTCCGCCTCGCTCCGATCGTGGCCGGCGGCTCCCTCTACACCTTCGAGCCTCTCCGCGAGATCCTCCAGAAAGACCTGAGTGACGAGGACATCGAGCGGATCCGTCGTTACGGCAATCGGTTCCTGTGCGGCTACACCGACATGCAGACGCTCACCTACAAGGTAGCTGACGACCGCAACCCGAACATCCGCACATGGATCGAGGCGAGCTGCTCGGTGCCCGGCTATCACGAGGGTGTGTTTGGCCGCTACTTCGACGGTGGGGTGCGCAACATCACCCCTCTCGCGGACGCGATCCACGCCGGCGCCACCGAGATCGACGTGCTCCTGGCTTCCCCGCTGAAGCCGACAACGAAGGCCGTTCCCAAGACCGTGTTTGGCCGCGTGGGGCGCGCGATCGACGGGCTCACCAACGAGATCATGCGCGACGATCTGCGGGAGGTGGCGCGGCGCAATCTCTACCCGCGGCCAGGCGATCGCGAGATCAAGATCCGCGTTTACATGCCCAGCGAGCCGGTCAACGCCTCATGGTGCTTGAAGCCCGGCGACTATGCCCGGATGTTCCAGATCGGCTACGCGCTGGCGGCGCACCCGCTGACGGTGGCCCAGGCCCTTGGAGAGGAGATCTGACATGCTGAAGAAGATCGGGAAGAAGCTCTGGACCGTGATCGGGAGCGCCGTGCTCCTCCCCGCGCTTTACGTGACGCTCACCAAGAAGTTCGGTCTGGACGAGACCGCGGCCCAGCACGTGATCGAGGTGGTGGGCAGCCTGGTCGGCCTGGGTCTGATCGGCCACACCGCGAGCGACATCGCCATCACCCGCAAGGTGATCGAAGGCGAATCCGCCGAGCGCGTCGCGGAGATGTCCCCCCAGGGCACCGGTGACGTTAACGTCATCCACACCCGCTGATCTTCAGAGGATCCCGGTGGCCTGGTAGATCTTCTGGCCCCGCCCCCGACCAACCGCCGGTTGGCGGGCCCCAACGATCTTCAGTTCACCGGCCTTCAGCAGCGCGCGGAGATGCAAGCGAACACCTTCCTCGGTGACCTTCAGGTGCTTGCCTTCGGCCACGAGCATGAGGTCCTTCGTGGTGTGAGGCCCGCGGTTCTTGGAGAGGTACTCCCGGAGAAAGGGCTCCACCAGGCCACGCGACTCACCGTTCCCTTTCGACTGAGTCAGCCTCTTGGCAGGCTTCCGTGGCTTGGGAATCTTTGCGTCCCCCCGGGGAGTGGTAGGTCTCTTTGGTTCGGCCGGAGCCGGCATGTCGGCGAGTGCGCCGATGATCCTCCGCAGTTCCTCCTGCACCGTCTTCTTCACCAGCTCTTCAATCCACACCTCCATCACATTGCCGCTCATCGTACGCCCTCTCTTTTCCCTTCTGGCCGCATGGCCCCGCCAACGACAACCTCAAGCCCATCGCGGTGGATCACCCACAGTTCGCAGGGCCCGTAGGCTTCCCACAGCTTCCGGATCCTCCGAAAGGCCGTGGTCTCCCATCCCTTCACGTCCTCGACTCGCACGGCGCCATTGACCGGCACGACCTCAAAGTCCGGCCGGTACGTGTTCTCGGGCACCCCCAAGCGGAATAGCGGTTGCCCGATCCACCATGCGACCTCGCCGACGCGGACGAGGACGTCGAGTTCGGCTGCGCGCTTCGCTTCCGCCTTGCTCGCGTAAAGCACCCCGCGGTAGACCCGCTCCTCCGAGGGCGCGACGCGATACTTGCTCGGGCTCCAGGCGACAACGCGCCTCCTCATATCGCGTCACCGATGATGGGGGGCATCCTGTCGATCGCCGCCTGGATCACGGCGGGCGGCGCCGGCGGCAAGTAGGAGCGGCGCAACCCACCCACCGAGCAGGTACACCGGTAGATGACTTCCGTCTGTGGGTTCTCAGCGTGGGGCCCGTGCAGGATCGGCGGGTCGGTCAGGATCGGCGCGAGGTAGGAGACCCCCGCATTGGGTTCTGATTCCCCGGCTCGGCAGAGCGATACGTACTCCCACCGCCCCTGCCATGCGGCCCCGCACGCGAAACAGAACACGCTCACCGGCTGCTCGCCCGGCTCGAACCGGACCGACCAGTAGCGGAGCGCGTACCAGCGGCGCCCGCGGCGCAAGACCGCCGGCGGCTCAACGATCCGAGCTCCTCCGCAGCCGGGACCTTTGTGCCCCTCCAGAACGCCGACGCGTGGCCCGTCGCTCGGAATGATCACGAGCGAGGAGCCCTCGTCAGCCCGCGGCTTCTTCAGTAGTCCCATCGAACTTCACCCTCGCGTAGAGATCCCGGTAGTGATTCCATGCCTTGCAAAGCCCGCTCACGCGCGGCGGGCCCTTGCCCCGGTGGTTCTTCATGTAGAACTCCCAGACCTCGAGCACCTCGACGTGGAGCGCGTCGAGGTCGTCCCCCTGGTCGAGGTGTGGCGGGATCACCTCGCGGTACCAGGGCAGAAACTCCTGGAGGAACTCCCCCCGAGGCCCGAGACCGCCGGCGTAGACCGAGCCGTCGCGAGCGGCCGCGAACGCCCCTGCGAGCGCGGCCCAGAGTTCCCCCGGCCGCAGCGGGATGTCGCCGTGGTAGTACTCCCCCCGGTCGCGAGCTTCGGCCTCGCGCACGACGGCGGGCAGCGGGCGGCGCGACCCGGCCGGCTCGGCCGAGAACCGCCCCGTGACCGCGGCGGTGCCGTTGCGGTGCCCGTTCCCGGCTCCGGCGGTGATCCCCGATGCTGCGAATGCGTCTGGCGCTCCGGGTTCCCCCCGACCAGGATCCCGTTCGACGGCGGCGGCGACGGGCTCGCGCGCGCGCGCGGGCGTGCGAGGCACTTCAGGGTTAGCAATACCCGTCGTCGCTTCCGGTTCCTGCTCCTGCTCCTGCTCCTGCTCCTGATAAGGGCTACCCTTGTCCTTAGGCATGCGGCTAGCCTTGCCCGTAGGCTTGCCCGTAGCCTTACCCCATGCCTCAACCCATGCCTTGCCCTTAGCCTCCAAGTAACTGCCACACCGATTGATAAGGCCCGTCTTGGGGGGGCAGTCAGGGACCAATTCCAGGGCTTCCTTCCACCCCTTTGTCACCACGTTCGGGCTCTCGGGCTCGTTGTATTCGAGGAAGCCGACCACCCCGATGTAGGAGGCTTCCTCGTACCCTTCCAGGTAGCCTTCCCGTATGGCTACGCCGATGGCTTCGCCCATGCGGTCGATGGTCCACCCCTTCTCCGCGGCCAGCCCGGCAACCGTGGCCCTCATCGCCCCCAGTGCGGTCATCGCAGGATGAGTGCTGACGAAGAAGTAGGCGAGCTGGGCGTCGTCGGACATCCCCATGAAGCGCGCCTCGTTCCAGATCCGTGGGAGGATCTTCCGGTACTTCGCCATCACCTCACCCCGTTCCTGAAGTGCGCCTCGAGGACGATGCGGGCCTCCTGCACCAGACGGAACTCCTCCGCCTTGCCCCCCTGGTCGGGGTGGGTACGACGCACAGCGACGCGCCAGGCGTCGATCATCCGGGGCTCCCCGACAAGGACGTCGGCCGGACGCCTCTCGCTCAGCCTGGCGAGGATCTCGGCCGCCTCGCGGTAGGTCTTCACCTGGACCTCGTTCACCGGCCCCGGCAGTGCGCGCCACCCGCGGTACTGTTCCCCCCGGCGGGCGGTGCCGTACCGGTCGATCCGTCGCAGATCGTGAAGCGTCAGAGCGATTGCGCGGACGTTGTCCTGCCAGCCCGAGAAGCGATCGCACGCGAGCTTGACCGGCCCGTGCATGGACTCGAAGGCGATGATGACCCCCGGATGCGACGGCCTCGCCGTGGCGCGCGGGCGAGATCCGTCCTGCAGGATCTCGTTCTCGCTCACCGCGAGCATGAGCACGATCTGCTTCGCGCGTAGCGCGTCCAGCTCGCGGCGAAGGATCCCCAGGGTGTTGGTCCAGCTCGCCCGGAAGATCGCCACCTTCCGCTTCTCCTGCGGCGTCTGAACCCCCGGCCAAAGGTCGATGGGACGACACGTGACGTTGAGGTTGCCGAACATGCCCGCCCCCTCAGCGCTTCTTGCCGGCACGCTTGCGCGCAGGCTTCTTGGAGGTCTTCTTCGCGGCCGCGGCCTTCGGTGCCTGGGCGGAGGCCTTCCCCGCAACCGGCTTCTTGACCGCCTTCAGCGAAGCCCTCTCCTTCAGTTCGACCGTCACCCGCTTCGCGATCGCCGCGCGGTCGATGCCGAGCAGCTCGCAGAAGTCACCGGTCGAGGTGCCGTCGCGTTTGGCGCCGTGAGAGTCGTGCGAGACGTCCCGGTGGGCGAGCAGCTCGAGGACCAGGCCGAAGCACGCCGACGCTGAGGCGTCAGCGAGCTCCTCCATGAGCACGTCCTCGGGGCGCCATCCCTTCCCCGTCTTCTTGAGACCCCGGCGCGCGGCGACGTCACGCGCGGAGTCGTGCCACGCGGATCGCACGGCCGCCCGGGCGAGCGCCTTCCAGAGAGTGACCTCGTCCAGGTCCTGGTTGACGAACCTGAGCCCGCCCTTTGCCGCGATCGCGTCAAGGACCTCGCGCGCAACCGCTGCCTGGATCTTCGCCGTCTCACGTCGCTTCTTCTCGCCGGCGGAGGCCGTGGTGGATGAGCCGCGCCCGTTGCGGCGCTCGAACCAAGTGTGCCCACGTTCCTTCATCGCCGCGGCGAGCCCGGCCTTAGCGGCGAGCTCCACGATCTTCCCTTCCGGCGATCGAACGAGGGTCACCTTCACCGCGTCTCCGAGGAGCTTCCGCCAGGTGCGCCTCTTCGGGTCTTCCCAGGCTTGGTGGTCGAGTTCGACGAACGGCGCGCCCCTGACGACTTGCTCCCCGTAGGGGAAGAGCTTCTTGACTTCAGCCTTCTTCTCGATGACCGTGCCGCCGGCGTTCTTCACCTCCACCTTCCGGATCTCCCAGACGGCGTCCACTTTCTTCCCCCAGCAGACCGGATCCGTGCATCGGTTGTCCTTGCCGTCCTCCCCGAAGAGGTCCGCGTTGTGTCCGGTCCGTTTCGGGCAGACGGTGCACGCGCCCGCGGCTGGGACGAGCTCAGCGTCGCTCGGCTTGAAGGGCGCCTCGGCGAGCCGGTGCAGCTGGAACTTCGCCCAGTGTCGGATGTCGTTGGCGGTGATGGGATCGTCAGCTTCCCCGTCGTGACGCCCATCGTTGTTCTTGAAGGCCTCGTCCTGGGTCGCCGGATCCGCGATGCGAGCCAGAAGGACGGCGGCCCCAAGGGTGATCTTCCCGGCCTGGAGCGCCTTGACGTTCCCTGGTGTCAACCGGAGCAGCTGCAGCCGCTGGTAGACGTAGGGCTTCGAGCGGCCGATCTTGGCCGCGATCTCCTCCACCGGAAGCTGGTGCTCCTCGAGGAGAACCCGGTAGGCCTCGGCCTCATCCATCGGCGAAAGGTCCTCGCGCTGGCAGTTCTCGACGAGCTGGGCCTCGTGGGCCTCCTTGTCGGTCATCTCCTTGATCACCGCGGGGACCACCTCGAGGCCCGCCAGCTTGGCAGCCCGGAACCGCCGGTGGCCGGCGATGATCTCGAAGCGATTTCCCTTCGGGCGCACCAGGATCGGCTGCAGGACGCCCTTTTCCTTGATCGACTCGGTGAGTTCGGTGAGGTCGCCGAACCCCTTCCTCGGGTTGGTCGGTGACTCGTCGAGAGTCTCCAACAGAAGATCCGCCCCCGCCGCCGGCAGGCCGGCAGAGGTGATCGTGATCGAAGACATGCACACCCCCCTTTGTTCCTACCGCCGAGGCCTCGCGCCACGGCGCCTACTCACACCCTCAACTGCAGCTGCTCGCCCGGCCGGACATCGGCCAGCTCGAGCTGGATCTCTCTCAGCAGCCGGCGGCGGAGTTCCCTCCGGATCGCTGACCGCGTTCTCAGGATGGCCAGGGCGCGGCTGCGCAGATGCGCCAACACCGGCTGCATCTCCTCCTCGCCCATCGCAAAGAAATACCCGTCGTCCCCTGATCCGATCAGGAAGCCGCCCCGCCGCGCGCTCTCGACCGCCTCCCGGATCACCCTCTCCGAGACTCCGAAGTGGGCGCCGAGCTCAGACCCCTTCAGCGGCGGCCGCTCCTGGTGACGTCGCTCCTCGAGGAAATCGACGACCGAGAGCGCGAAGAGGTGGAGCCGCTCGCCCGTCATGCCTATCGCCCTGGGATCCACACCTCGCCCGGCGACCAGCAGCCTCGACGGAGGCCTGACGTTCCGAGCGGGGGGAAGTAGTACTGATCGATCGGTGCACAGAGCCGCGTCGCGCGCCCGCTCCCGATGTTGATCGCCTCCACCCTGAACCTGTAGTCAGCGATCGAGTGCCAAGGCCGAACGCGCACCGCGTGGTAGAGCGAGTCCGCGGCCGTGCTGTCTGGGTTTGCCGTCTCCGCGAAGTCGACAAAGCCGGCCAGAACCTCGAAGATGTCCCCATCGGCACGGCCGTAGACCTCGAGGTAGGCGATCTGGTCGAGCCCGGCCCACGGCCTGCTCGTGTCGGGCAGGCAGGTGTTCGGGATGGCCAGGTACTTCGGCGCCCGCACTGCGATCGTGAACGAGCAGTCCTGAGCGGCCGCAACGCCGGCGATGGCCGTGAGAACGAGCGCACCGAGAAGCCCCCGCACGATCAGATCGCCAGGCCTTCGGGCGTGATCAGCGCGTGGATGAGATCGAGGCCCCGCTGAACGACCTCGAGTTCCGCATTCGCTTCATCGCGCCGGTACTTTGCGCACACCTCCGGATAGTTCCCTTTGCAGTAGAAGGCGGCCATCTCCCGAGCGTTGCCAAGGTTGGCGGTCGCTACTCGGTAGAGCTGATACTTCTCCGTCCACTCCGGCGCGCCATCGACTACCCCCCTGTCCCCCGCGTCCAAGAGCCCCGCACCTCGCCAGCCTTCGATCACCCGGAAGGTCTCGTTCGCCAAGCTCCGGGTGGCGGCAGTCAGGTGCGCGCGGCGGGCAACGTGCCCGTCGAGCGCCGAGACCAGTGCCCCGGCCTCCAACTCCATCTGCGAGCGCTGGTGCACCGTCCGCTTGACTTGATCATCAAGGTCTTTGCTCATGGTCTCCCCCGGATTCCGCCGGGCCCGAGAGTGAGTCGTCCCGGGCCCGGCGGTGATCCTTGTTCCGCTCTCTCTGCGCTCCGCTATTCGGGCCCCATCTGCGCCCTCTTGCGCGGCTCCCCGAAGCTGAGCGTCCCGCCGGCAGGCACACCGAGGCCGATCGTCACGTCTCCGGTGTAGTCAGCGGTCGCCCCGTCGGGCGTGGTTACCCGGATCGCCAGCTGGGCGGAGCCCACGATCCCGGTCGCCCGCGCGATCCCCGTCCCCGGATTATCCGGGCTCTCGATGAACTCGCAGACCTCGGTGTTGCTCGACATGAACTCCACCGAGGCGATCTCGCACGGGTCCCCGTCGTCATCCACGACGGGCGGCAGGGCGACATCCACCTCTTCGTCAATCTCGAACCTCATCCGCTCATCTCCTCTTTCGTGGCGCGCCGAAGATGAGCCTGCCCCCCGTGGGCTGCCCCGGCTTCGAGCGCATCCGTAGCACTCCGAATAGAAACCAACTGACCACGATCCCAATCGCGACACCCACGGCGATGAGCACGACGGTCATGCCGGTCGCCCCACGAGAGCGAGCTCAGGTGTTGGCCCCGGTCCGCACTGAGAACCGAGTCCTGTGCGACGCTCCTGATTGGGGATCGGCGGCAGTCGCAGCCATGCGTCGTGGATCATCTCGAGCGTGGTCCGCGTCCACCCGCACGCGGAGCAGGACCAGGTGCCGCGCTGCCCGGCGACCGGGGGCGTGAAGATGGTGAGCTCACCGCAGTCGGGGCACTTCATCGCGGCACCGACGATGCGAGGTGCTCGGCGCGCTTGATTGCGCCGTAGCGCTCGCGGTTCGCCCTCATGGCCAGAAAGACTGCATGGTCGACCCGGCCCTCCTTCGCGATCGCCGCCGCCTTCCGTGCGCGGTTCCGATTGCCGGGCTTTCTCTTGCGCCCCCGCTGGCGCCCGCGGCTCACTCCCGGTCTCCCGCGGGCACGGCGAACTCGGCGCCGCCGGCGAAGGGGATCCGCTTCTGCAGCACCGCGGACTCGATCTTGCGGAGCGTGTCATTCCAGGCGCCGTGACGGTTCAGGGCCTCCGGGTAGACCTCGCACGGGCTCACGTTCTCGAGCGCCCCGGAATCCAGCTTGCGGTGGAGGCGGCAGAGCTCGGTGTCGATGAGCGCGAGTCGGTCCTTCTGGTTGAGGTCCTTCCACACCATCCAGGCCACCTTGAGCGTGGCGTCGATGCCGGAGAGACATGCCATCTCCACACTGAACTTGGAGACTCGCGCGGCGATGCTGCGGCCGCCCCGGTTCATGGCTTTCTGCACGAAGAGGCAGCGGATCTTCACGTTGACCAGGTCGCTGTGATACTCAAGCGCTCGCTTCACCACCGGCACGACCTCGGGCGCATCGATCAGCTTCTCCTCGACCCCCTGCTCGTTCACCGGCCAGAGAGCTAGCGAAGGCACGGCCTTTGGTTCCAGCTGCTCCCCGGCCGGCGGGTACTCCACCCGAGTCCGGCGGGCGCGCGCCGCGGGATCCAGCTTGGCCTCCGATCGCTTCACCATCTCAACTCCTCGCCCGAGCCACCCCTGAGCCCAGGCACAGCGCCCGTCTTCGCCGCCGGTCGAAGATCGAGCGCCCCCCTTTGCATCCCCGGCGGTTCGCGGTCCTGGCTGAACTTGCTGCTGAGACTTCCCCCATCTCTAGCCCCGTCGTCCTACCATCGGACCGCGAGTACTCTCAACGAACAGGCGCTGCCAACTGGGGCAGCGCCTCCCCCAACCAGAGCAGGAAGAGCGCGAGGAACAGCACGAAGGCCACCTGAAAGCAGAAGCCCCAGCGGACCTCGATGCCCATCTCCCATCGAAGCCAGCGCCCCGCGGCGCGCGCCGCGCGGGCGAGCAGCTCGTCCACCTTCACCTGACGATCAAGATCTCCAGGTTCCGTCCAGCTCTGCATGCTCATCTCCTTTGCGCCACCGACGGGGAAGCGGGCAAGGTGGGTAGCACCGGAACCCGCCCCCCCGCCGTGGACGCACGCTCGGCTTTCGCCCTGCGCTCCGTAGCGCGCCTCTCAAGCTCCGCCTTTGCGATCAGCCCGAGGGACGCGAATGCCTTCACCAAGGGATCCGGATCGTTGCCGCAGCGCTCCGCGATCCGCGCCCACGTCACCAGGGCGCTGTTTGGCTCGCGGGCGAGGGCGGGAGTCACGGTCTCTCCCGCCGCTCATCGAGGATGCTGGTGTCGAAGAGGGCGTCCGGCCGGATCCGAAACGCGTTCACCATCGCCTGGATGAAGCGGTAGGACGGCCCCCCACGGCCGGAGAGCCAGACCTTCACCGCGTTCTCCGAAGCCCCGATCGCGCCTGCAAACTGACCGGGCGTAAGGCCTGTGGCCTCCAAGTGCGCCTGGAGCTTGCGGCTGCAAAGAGTCTGCGAGGACTCAGTTTGTGCCAATCCGACCACCTGATGCTTGCCCATGTCTAACCCTCCGCGCCTAAGATCGTCCTCATAAGACCAAAAATCAAGCCCCAAAATGGTAGGACGGGCTATTTATTTTGTGGGTCTGGTAAGATGTTGCGCGGGGAGGCGTTGAGAGTGAAGGAAACCGGGGATAGGCTGTACCGATTCCGGACCCTTGCCCGGCTTAGCCGCGCGGCGCTCGCAGAGATGTCCGGCGTCTCAGCGACTTCCATTCAGCGAATCGAAGCCGGCCGAGACATGACGATCGACACGGCCCGCGCTCTCGCCAAGGCGCTCGGCGTTTCTCTCGCCGAACTGACCGGCGAGGAAGCCCCCACCGAGCCGCCTCCGCGCAGAGAACGGGCCGTCATGGCCCCCTCCCCAGTAGTCGGCTATGTGGCTGATCGCGCTCCCGCTGGTGGCAGACCCATCCCGGTGATCTCCTGGGTTTCCGCAGGCGACGGTCTCGAGTACACCGACCAGGGCTACCCACCCGGTGTGAGCGACGAGTGGGTCGACCGCCCTGCAAACGTCCGCGATCGCCGGGCCTACGCGGTGCGCGTGGTCGGTGATTCGATGAGCCCCGTGATTCTGGCCGGCGACGTGGTCGTCCTCGTGCACGATCACGAGGCCTCAGCCAACGACCTGGTCCTCGTGAAGCTCAAGTCCGGGGAGGTCTTCCTGAAGCTCCTGAGTCGGCACGATGGGCACTTCGTGCTAGTGTCCGCCAACCCCCTGTATCCCCCATTGGTGGTCGCGCTCGACGAGCTGATGTTCCCCCCTCGCAAGGTGGCTGCGATCCTGAAGAGGTGAACCATGCGTTGCCAGTTGGGTACCTGCCTCCTGATTGTCCTCATGCTCACCGGTTGTGCCTCTGCTCCTCGCCAGCATGACTACGACAAGATGTTCACTTATGCCGAGGACTACGAGTCGATCTGGAAAGCCGTGATCGCTACGTTCGCCGAACTCAATCTTCCCATTTCCAATCTAGAAAAGGACTCGGGTTTGGTCATGACCGACTGGATCGACGTCGGATCGACCGACTTTGAGGGCAGAGCCTGCGATTGCGGCAAAGCAGGGCTGGCGACCACGCTGGCGACTCGCATGAAGTTCAACGTCTTCGTACGAGACGACAGCGGCGAAGGCATATCGGTGACGGTCAATGTCACATCTCAGCAACTCCGCGAGTTATTGGACGAGCAGAAGTGGTTTCCCTGCACATCACTCGGAAGCCTGGAGTCCGCCATCAACGTGAAGATCTCCAGTCACCTCAGATCCTAGCGCCACGGAGGCTATGCCATGCGTGTGCTGGTCATCGCTCTATGCCTTGTCGTCACGGGCTGCGCGAGCACGACCCCAAGGGACACCTACTACTCAGAGATGAACGCTGCGACCTCCGCCGACTCCTTGAACTCCACCACCTTGTCCAGCGCTGACTGCTACCTCATGGGCAAGGACTCCGCGAAGGAATGGGTCAACACGGGCTGGGACACGGCCAACGGATTCGCGGGCGGCCTCTTGTTCGGCGTGATAGGTGCCGCAATCAGCTATGCCTTCGTGGACGAACCATCGCCTCCATCGGATCTGACCTCTGACCTGAAAGAGAAGGGGTGTCGAGCGGCCTTCCGCATCGGATACGGCGAGGCTGGGCAATCGAAGAAGAGGAGTGCCACGCTGACCGGGGGGATCATTGGCACCGCGACTCTCATTGCCATCTACGTCTCCACCTATTCCGGCTCCTACTGATTCGCGTCCACTTCATGCGAGCAGCACTCTACGTCCGCGTCTCCTCCCAGAAGCAGGCCGAGAAGTGGTCACTTCCCTCGCAGCGGAAGCTCCTTGCGGCCCACGCCACCAAGCAGGGATGGAGCTCCACTCTCTACGATGAGGGTGCCGCCTCCGGGGAGACCATCGCCGATCGCCCCGTCATGCGCCGCCTCCTCGCCGACGTCGCCAGCGGCCGGGTGGACGTTGTCCTCGTCATCGAGTGGGAGCGCCTCTGCCGTGCCTCCGATCTGATCGACCTCGCCACCATCACCGGTGTCTGTCGCAAGGCCGGGGTCCTGATCGCCACGCCCGAGCGGGTCTACAACTTGGCCAAGGCCGAGGACGATTTCGAGTCCGATCTCCGCGGCATCCTCTCGAAACGGGAGAAGCGGAAGATCCTCGAGCGCTGCGCCCGCGGACGCGCCGAGGCCCAGGACGCAGGGCGCTACCTCGGCGGGACGGTTCCACGCGGCTACCGCTACGACCGCAACATCCGCCGCCTGGTCCTCGACCCTGAGATGGCTCCAACCATCCTCGAGATCTTCACCCGGCCGGAGGGGTCGCTCGTTCTCTCCAAAGAACTCCAAAGGCGCGGGATCCCTGTATCCGATGATGGGGTCCGATACGTCCGCCGCAATCCGGTCTACACCGGTCGCACCAGAGACACGCGCGGCAAACTGATTCAGGGCGACTGGGAGCCGATCGTCCCGGTGGAGCTCTGGCAGCGGTGGCAGGGGAAGGGCAGGACTTCGGTCCCTGAGGCCCCCGGTCCCTACGCCGTCCGGTATCTCCTGACTGGGCTGGTCCGGTGTGCCGCCTGTGGCGGCCCCGTGACCGGCTCCCCCAAGGGGGGCGAGAAGGGGCGGGTGCTTACCGGTGACCAGCACTCCTACGTCTGCCGACGTTACCAGCGAGGGTACGCCCGTCCCCCGCGGACCTGTCTGAGCGGGTTCTACGTCCGAGGTTGGACCCTGGACCTTGCCGCGACCCACGCGCTCAGGGAGCACGTCTCCAACAGGAAGCGCCTGCGTGAGGGGTATGAAACTCTCAGGAGCGCGCTGGAGGCCCGTTCTCGTCTTGACCCAGGCGATGACACCCGGAAGGCCCTTCGCGCACAGCAGACGCGAAGGGCTCGTGTCCTGGCCGCCATTGAAGAGGGACTGCCGCTCCCGGAAGCGGGAAAACGGCTGACTGCCCTGACGTCGGAAATCGAGCGCCTTGAGAAGGAGCTGAGCCATGCCCAGAGCGAGGAGCTGCAGCTCCCCTCGTTCGCCTCGTTCACGCGGCTCGCGGCGGGGATCCGCGACGCGGCGGTGGCCTCCAGGAAGGCGATCCTGGCCGCCTTCCTCCGGGAAGGGGTGGTCGATCTCGAGACGCGCCGTCTGACACTGCGGTGGCTACTCGATGAGACGCCGGCGGTTTACCAGATCCCGACTTCGCTGGAGCTTCAGAGAGAGACCCACCTGGCCGGGTCGAGGGCGGCCTACGCCGCGAACTTGGACGGGAGCGAGTGGCGGGTTGGGTAACCTGGGCCCACAGCCGCTGTCGATACATCATCGGCGGCTCGTGGGCCCATGTTACGGAACCCCCTGCCACTGAGGATCTTGGGACATCACACCCTACTTCCAACCGTCCACCCAGCCGCCACGCTTCCGCGCGCGCGGCCGCGGCGCGCTCGCTACCGGCGCCTCGGGAAGCGGCTCCTCTGGAGAATCAACTTGGGAGGCGAGCCGCGCGGCGCGCTCCGGAAGGGAGCGAATCACCGGCTGCCCCAGGATGTGCAGCGCGGCCAGGCAGTAGACCTCGAGGTCGAGCGCTTCGTTGCGCTCCCGCAACTTGATCCACTCCCGCACCCGGCCCCGGTTCTTCACCCACTTCCAGATCGCCTTCTCGGCCGTGAGCTGCTCGAGGTACTCGACGTCGACCCAGTCGGGGAGGTGGACGAACCCAGGCCCCTTCGACTTGATCCGCAGGCGGGAGAGGATGATGTCCTTGGCGGTGTCGACGCAGAGGGTGAAGAGCTTCGCGTGGTAGCGGTTGTGGGTGGTCGGCCGCTTGGGCACGACCGGCTTCCCCTTCTCGTTCCCGCCGCGGACTGCGAAGACCCGACGGTGGAGTCGGGCCCGGCAGAACTTGTAGACCTCCTCGGTGTGGTGACCGCCGGAGTCGACGGTGACGCAGGAGATCTTGATCTTGCGGCCGCTCTCGTGAACGAACTCCTGGGTGAGGAACTTGTCGAGCTCGAGCCAAGTGCTCTCGTGAACCGGATCCCCGTGCACCTGATGGAAGGCGATCAGCCACGACTCCTCGCCGGCGCCGTACCCCTTCACCTGAGCCTCGATGCGATCGCCTTGGACGTCGACCGCTGCGACGAGGATTCCCACGCCGGCGGGGACCTCGGCGACGTAGCTCTCGAGCCGGCCGACCAAGCTGTCGGCGTCGAGCGAGTCTCCGCGCTCCTCCCAGGTCTCCCCGAGGACGGTGTTCACCCAGGTCTGTAGGCGGAACGGATCCTCCTTCCCTTCAATGAACTCGGACACGCATTCAGCCCAGGATTTCCACCCGAGCGGAGAGTAGAGGGCGGAGAGGTGGAACCCGACCGTCCGCCCCGTGCTCTTCGCCGTGGGCCGCCACTCCCCACCGGCGAGCATCAGCGTCTTGTACCGTTCCTCAATGAGGCGCTCGCACGCCACGCAGGCCAGCTTCGCCGTCTCTGGGCGAGCCTCTTCCCACCGGATGTTCTCCCAGCGGATCCAGTCGAAGTGGCCACAGTGGGGGCAGGCCACGAAGTAGCGGCGCTGGTCCGAGGCCAGGAACTCCTTCTCGATGCGGGAGACGCCCTTCATGGTGGGCGTCGACGTCATGAGGATCTTGCGACGAGGGAAGGTGGCGGTGCGTTTCTCGGCGAGGGAGACCGGATCCCCTTCGCTCTCCACGTTTCCGGGATAAGCGTCTACCTCGTCCATGAAGAGAAATCTCGCCGGCATGCGACGGAGCCCCTTCGCTGAGTTCGCCCCCGTGATCGCCAGGATCCCACCGGGGAACTCCTTCATGAGGGTCGTGTTCCCCGAGTCCCGCGATCGAGCCTCCTTCACCAGTGCGCGTAGCGCCGGCGTCTCCTCGATCATGGGAGAGAGGCGCTGCTTGCTCTCCGCCCGGGCAATGTCGACGGTCGGTTCCACGAACAGGACCGGACCCGGAACGTGGTGGATGATGTAGCCGATCGCGTTGTTTATCGCTTCCGTCTTGCCCACCTGGCTCCCGGCCATGAAGACCACTCGCCGGGCACGGTTGTGAGCCGACATGCAGTCCATCGGCTCCCGGAGGTAGGGCGCCCTCGAAGTGCGCCAGGGCCCCGGCTCGCTCGAGGTCATCGAGCTCAGGACGCGGTGCTCATCCGCCCACTGGCTGACCGTGAGGACCGGGTCCGGCGCGAAGCCGCGGGCGGCGGCGTCGAAGACGATGAATCGGGCGCGCCGACGTTGGTCGTCTCCTTCCGGATCGTCTTCGACAAGGCCGAGCTCAGCTGGTTCAGAGCTCCCCGGATCGCGTCTTCGAGGATGTCGTGGCACTGTGCCTCCTCAGTTGTCGCCGCCATGGCGGAAGCCAGACGTGCCGGCAGGGTGTTGAAGGCGTCGCGCGCCGCGCGGCAGGCCTCGTAGATGTCGCCGGCGAGCGTCTCTCCCCGGATAACCAGGCCGGCCTCGCGCTCGTAATTGAGGCGGGCCATCTTGGCCAGGAACTTCTCGCGTTCCCCGCGGGACTTCGCGTACGAGCTGAGGGGCTCCGGGTCGTGACCGTTGCCGGGTGCGGGCTCATCCCCCGCCGGCAGCGCTGCCGCCCGCCTCGGCCTGGTCGCCCCCATCGGCGTCGAAGGAGCGCCTGGTTTCCGGCGCAACTTGGGGTCCCCGGTGACGGAGTTCAGGGGCTTGGAGTGGTCCGTCCGCTCCGCCCACTGCTTGTCCGCCCGGGCGGAGTCGATCTTCCCGTCCTTCCGCCTGGTGATCCTGCCGTCCGCGATCGCCTTCTGCACCGCTGTGTGGGAGACACCCCGGTGCTTGGCATAGGCGCGTACTGACAGAAGAGGCATCTCAGAGGGTGGCGGCAATCAGGGCGACGGCAACCCCTTGCGGAAACTTGTCTTGCGTCACCGACGCTAGAGAAGGACCGGGGTCGCCGTCACCCGTGGGGGTTGTTGTGGAAGGACCCAGGGCGCGTGGTAATAGGCGCTGGGGAGCGCTGTGGTAGCCGCCCTGGTCGAGATGGCGATAGGTCTTGATCGAGATGGCTGGCCTCCTCAAGCGGTCCTCCCCCGGTTGAACTCGATCGCCTTCATGACTTCGCGCTCCATCTCCTCCTTGAACCACACCTTGGCGGTAGCCTCTGCGACGGGGACGAACTCGAGGCGGCTATCGATGGGCACGCTCTTACTGAAGCGCCACAACATCTCGATGTCACTTCGCTTGGGCCCCGTGCGCCTGAACACGCCGCCGAGCGGAGCCGCCTCAGTGCTGGTGAGAAGGAACGTGCGATTGCGCCCCTTCCACTGAATGGCGCCTTCGGTGGGCAGGCCGACGCGCCCGAACTCATCGAAGAGCCCGATGCCCACCTTCCTCGTCTTGTTCCCCTTGCGCCGCTCCTGGGTAAGACGCGTGCCAGCGTGGAACGCCTTGAGGCCCATGCCGGCGAAGGTGTACTCGCGAGAGAC